ATCCTAACATTCCTATTTTCCCGGATTTATATAAACTTACGAAACAATCATTAATAGATGGAGGTGTTGACGTTGATTCAATTGGAGTTATTTCAGCAGGATATCCCTGTCAGGGAGAAAGCATGGCAGGAAAGAGAAAAGGTGCAGAAGACGAAAGATGGTTATGGCCAGAAGTCTTCCGACTCATTAGAGAACTCGGACCTACTTGGTTTGTTGGAGAAAATGTTGCTGGACACGTCACAATGGGCTTGGACACCGTGCTCTCCGACTTGGAAGAAGAAAACTACTCGACAAGGACGTTCGTATTACCGGCTGTCAGTGTCGGCGCGCCACATCAAAGATACCGGACATTTATTATTGGCCACTCCAACGACAAGTCAAAATTACAAACCGATCCGAGAGTTGTGCCCTTCAGAAGCAAATGGCAGCCACGGGAAAACACTACCGGGATCAATCGGGGAACACTTTCCAGAACATATTGGGAAGAAAATCAACCCGCAATTTGTGGAATGGATGATGGGACTGCCGCAAGATTGGACGAAGATAGATTAAGATTCTTGGGCAATGCGGTGGTACCGCAACAGATCTATCCGATATTTGAAGCGATAGCAAAAATTGAAGGTTTATTATAAAAACATTTTAGTAGAAAAGGAGAATAAAAATGAAAGAATTAGATTTATTTTATAAGGCGCTGAATGAAGAATTAGAAGGAAAACAGATGGAGATCGGAGACGAGTTTGTATACACATGTAATAACGCGGTAGTTATTTTTTCAATGGATACTAACGAGAAACAAGAGAAAGCACTAGGCATCCGTATTATCGGTGGTAAAGCTGTCCATATAGATACATCGTTACCGATATTCAAGTAAGAAAACTATACAAAAATTTCATTTTGTAGAAAAGAGGAATGGATATGGAAGTAAAGTTATTAGCGCATACACAAACTTCACATGAGTTTCTTAATAAGTTATCAATTGCTAACGAAGAATTATATCTGTCTCATATCCAAGAAGACATTACAAGTGGACAAGTAGTAGCGTTATCAGCTATTCGCACTTGTTACTCGTCAAATAAACCTAGTAGGATTGTAGATTTAGAGGGAGAGAAGTACTTCAAGGGCAAAGCAACTGACGGAAAAGGTGGAAAAGAAGTAGATCGGCTGATTAGACACATTGTAGGTTCTGGCCATACTTCAACATTGGAACATTTAACATATACATTCGCAGTTGAAGGAGTTAGTCGAGCGTTATTAGCGCAACTTACAAGGCATCGTGTAGGATTTAGTTTCAGTGTTCAGTCACAAAGATATGTACGTATGGGAAGTGACGATAAGATAGGCGGATTTGATTATGTAATTCCTGAAACAGTTAAAGCTAAAGGGGAATCAGTAGTAAATGCTTACAATGAGATCATGGAGAACAATCAATCATACTATGATTTACTACGATCTCTAGGTATTCCTGCTGAAGATGCTCGATCAATATTGCCTAATGCTACATGCACTAACTTAGTTCTAACGGTTAATTTACGTAGCTTACTAGATTTCTATTCGAAACGGAGAAAAGGAAAAGGCGCACAACATGAAATCACAGAGTTAGCGGAAAGATTGCGTGAAGAAGTTGTAAAAGTTGAACCTTGGACGGAAGAATTCTTTAAAAACTAAAAATAATAAATTCTTACGAAAAAACGGCTCTATATAATAAGGAAATTAAACGTTTAAATTAATTTCTAATGCAATAGGTCTTGTGGATGATAAAACGTCTAAAAACGTGTAATAACACTGTATAAAATGATTCATACGTTTTGAGGTGAATTTAAAGGGGGAAAAACGGTGAAAAAGCTTAAAAAACGGAAAATGAAGAAGGCAATTGCTCGTAGAGGTAAATTAATTGAAAAAGATCGTGTTAATAATGCTTGGAGAAACATTTTCGTACAAGCTGGCATCCTAAAATAAGTGAGGTGGCATACACATTGGAATGGTTAAAAGATTATCATAAATTAGAAGATGAAATTATCTACTTAGAAAATGATTTAGATAGAAGTAAGCGAGAACTAAAAAGATGGGTGTATGGTGACTTACAAGAAGTTCGATTAACCGCTGAATCAGAAGGAGCAAAACTAGAAGATCGTATTGCTGTACGGGAACATGATTTAGCTCATAAGATGAATGACATGTTTGATTTCAAAAAGGTAATCAGTTCATTTCACGGTTTAGAACACAAGATTATGTATGGTAAGTATGTGGAAGGCAAGACATTGGAAAAGCTTGCTGAAGAGTTAAATTACAGTCCACGTTATATCTATAACAAACACGCACAAATAAAGCGTATGATTGAATATGCTCAAAAATTAGGTTAACAAAACATTAAGTTCACTTCAGTTCATGTTAACTATTGCAAAAAGGGTTTATAGTAATAACATAAAGAATTAACGGAAGGGCAACTGAACGAAACGGTTGCTCTTTTGTTTATGAGTGGATATTAAAATATCACGTACCGGATTAAAAATAGAAAAGCAAGAATCAAATGATTCCTGCTTCATGGAGAGCTCGGATTAAATCAGCGATAGCGAAGATTAATCCTGTTAATTTAAATTCTGAAGTGATCTTTTCATTTTCTAATTCTGTCTTTTTATTTTTCATAGTAAAACCTCCCTGAAATGTGTTCATATATGTAGTAGTGAAAGTGTGACCTTTTTGAACAAAAATAGAGATAGTTAACAAAGTGAAGTTTATGCAAAAAATAAGAAAACGCATGTGGTAGAAATGCTGTTAAATCAACGATGTATAAAATATGTATAACGGTATAAAACAAGAATCGCTCAACCATGCGTATTTCCCGTTTTAATTACTGTCATATAATAACTATTATGTAAACTAAAACTGTTAGGTCTATTCATTTCCCTGTATAAATTAAATTTAACTACAAATTATTAAAATAAGATTCTATAAGCATCCATTCGGGTGCTTTTTATTTTGGAGGAGGATAAAGGATGAAGGTAGTTAGAGAGCATAATGGCAAGTATTATCTAACAGAGTATGATGAACCTTATGGTTGGTATGCTGCGGAGATTAGTTATGAAGCATTTAAACTACTTGAACATCTTGATGCCTTTAATGATTTCTATAGTGTTGATTGGATAGATGATGATGTTTAAACCATTAACAGTACAAGAAATCATAAAGCTATATGAACAAGATAATATTATTAAATTCTATAAGCATCCTTACTGGAGAAGGAACATTAGAATCAAGGCATTAGAAAGAGACAACAACGAATGTCAGGAATGCAAGCGCAAAGGTAAATATAGCAAGGGCAGGAATGTCCATCACATCAAGGAGTTACGTGATAGACCAGACTTAGCTTATACATTAAGTAACCTAGAAACACTATGCATTCAATGCCATAACAAAGAACATAACAAAGAGAAGAACATAGTGAAGAAGCGCTGTACGATAGTAGATGAAGAGAGGTGGTAAGTGTGGACAGCCTAACGATACAAGGCAACACGTATGAATTAAATATCATAAGACAAATAGAACGAAAGAAATCTAATGATCGCACAATCGCTGACACTTCTTTATATAAACAATTCAAGTCTGATATCTACACAACATACAAACAAATAAGACACATATGTAATCCAAGAGCATGTGAGAAGACTACACTTGAAACAGTAAAGAAAAGTCTACGTGAACATTGGTTAGAACATTATCTAAATATGAATTTAACAGAAGCTCACATTGTCATTGAATATGCTGAGCTATTCTTTGGTTTAGCTATAAAATAATTTAAGATAAATTTCCTGAGATACCCCCCGGGTAAATTTTAGAAACAATTTTGCTGGGGGACCGAGCATCGCGGGGGGGAGATTTGTCTTTTTATTTTTTGCTTTTCGCGCGCGGAACAGAGAAAAATGCATGTTATTTCGATATCTAAATTAACGAATGAAAGTGTGGTGATACCGTGACAATCAAGAAAAAGAACTATGAATTGGCTTTTGAAGACTATAAAAATGGCATGTCATACGCTGATATTGCTACAAAATATGGCGTTGCTGAAACAACTGTCCGAGATACCTGGCGTAAGCGACATTGGAAAGATGCATTACAAGAACATACTAATTTACGAGATAAGATACGTGATGACTTACTAGGTCAAATGAGGTCAAACGGTGTCATTCACGGACATTTTCTTGATTTAGTCGAAGATTACATGGCGATGTGGGATATCAAGAACAATTTGATTGCTGATATTGGAGAACGTGGTGTATCTGTACTAGGTGCTAATGGATTTTTAAAGAAAAACGATAGCATTAATGAGTTGAATAAGACTAATACGCAAATGTTAAAGATTATTAATGAACTTGGACTTAAAGCGGTAAGTGAAGAGGTGGACGATGATGATGCAGAAGTCTAATCTTCCTTATAAATATCATCCTTTTATTAGTGAGTACATGCATGCTGTGGAAAGTGGATCTATTCGTTCTTGTAATGAACAAAAACAATTAATGGCCTTAGTTCGAAAAACTTTAGATGATCCAAATGTTTATGTTGATGTTCAAGCGATTGAAGATAGTGTTAATATCCCTGCTAAATATTTTCCATTCGAATTATTCGCATGGCAACGTTTTGTTAATGCTTGTGTATTTGGTGTTAGGTACAAAGACAGCAATCGTCTAGTGTGGAACCAAATATTAATATTAATGGGTCGTGGCGGCGGGAAAAACGGATATGCTGGATATTTAAATTTTTATATGTTATCTAAACAATTCGGTATTGATCGTTATCATATTGAATGGGTCGCAACATCAGAAGAACAAGCGAAGACCACATTTAATGACGTAAAAGATGTAATAGAAAACCCTAAAAATAAAGTTTTAAAGAAATCTTTCAATGCTACAAAGGTACTTATTCAACATAAAACAAATAAATCTCATATGAATTTCAATACTTCTAATGCTAGAACAAAAGACGGTCGTCGCCCTGGTTCAGTTTGGTTCGATGAAATTCATGAATATGAAGATTATAAGTCGATTAAAGTATTCCGTTCGGCTTTAGGAAAAGTGAAAGACGGTCGAACATTCTATTTAACTACCGATGGATATGTACGTGGTGGAGTTTTAGACGACTACAAAGAGAAAGCACGCATGATTCTAAGCGGAGAAGTTGAAAATAGTAAAATTTTCCCCTTCATCTGCAAATTAGACTCTGAAGAAGAAGTCGAAGATATTGCGAACTGGGAAAAAGCCAATCCTTCCATTAGAGATAACACGGAACTATTCGAAACAATGAAAGAAGAATGGGCCGATTGTCAAACCAACATTCCGATGCATGTTGAATTCATGACAAAAAGGATGAACATTCCCAAGCAACTATTTCAACATAAGATTGCTACTTATGAGGATATTCTTGCGACAGATCAACCTTTACCTGATGATTTACACAAATATGAATGTATTGGTGGTGTGGATTACGCAGAATTACGCGACTTCTGCAGCGTCGGTTTGTTATTTAAACGAGATGGGAAGCGCTATTGGATTCACCATACTTTCATATGGCATCAGGCGTTAAAAATGCAGGATATTAATCAGGATATTATCGATATTGGTGTGGAAAAAGGACTCTTCACCATCGTCTACGATAAAGAAATCGAGCCAAAACGTGTTATTAATTGGTTTTTAGACAAAGCAAAAACATACGATATCAAGCGTATCGCGATTGATAAATTCCGTTCTGTAGTCTTGAAACCTTTATTAGAAGAAACTGGTTTTAATGAAAAAGTTGAGGTAGTGCGACGCGGTCCGTATATTCACGCGATGTTAGACCCGTTAATCCAACATCTATTCATCAATCATAATATTGTTTTCCACGACGATCCTGTTATGCGTTGGT